GTTACGCTTGAGACGCGACATAAATCTCACTGATGGCTGAGCAAGCTGTCAACCCTTCAGACGCTGCCAAGTACATCCTGCCTGTTGCTGCGGGATGTGTGCTGGCTGGCGCCGGTCTCTATTGGTATGGGAGGTATGCATTGTCTAAGTTCTTGCATCGCGAGCCAGCTCATGTGGCTCTGCGTTATGCGTTCAAAGACATGCAGATCCAAGCTGATGTGGAAGGTCAACAGGAGAGAAACCCTGACCAGACGCATACGCACCCCGTCCATGCGAAGTACCGTTCCCTCGCGAGCGCATTTGCAGCTCGCCTTGCCACTACCGGTGGACTGTTACCGCAGTTCTATCAGTGCTCCAAGCGTGATCTTGAGCACGGGTATGATGGCACTCGTGAGTATTACGACTTTAAGGATGTGGTCGTTCGTCCCCTGTTGCCTAGCAGTAATGCTGGGCTTCATGTCATGGTTGACGTTGACTACTACCCCGAGACGCCGTTTGTGTACTCTGATGGGAAGCCCATTCTCATGTACACCATTCTGCCTTCACAGGTGGGCCGAAGCGATAACGAGGTCACTGCCTCGTTCGACAAGGATGGTGTGTACAACATGAATGTTTCAGGCGGTGCTACGTACAGACACCACCTCTGGAATCATACATCTGACGATGTTTTTGTCGTTGACCATGGTTACCTTTTTGGTCTGTTGGGTCCATTCACCGTGTACCAACAAGATGTCAAACACGTGTTTGACGACCGGGCAGTCGTTTTATACACGCCGCTGGCACATTATACTGGGTTTACTGCCTGGGTTGCACGTTGTGCCAGGGCCTTCGGCCTGCTTCGAGGGGCTACATTGAAACGCATTAAACCGAACGTCTGCGAAGGCTTCGTGTGTTTGCGGACAATGACCTCGGCGGGCACGACGGTGTCCATTGGGCGTGTAGATAGCCCCTACGCCCTCACACTCCCAGAGACAGATTTTGAGGCAGCTCGCTGCCATTATCTGTCCTGTGCGAGCTCCTACGGCCAAGCTCACGCTACGGTCGCATTGGAGTTGGAGAAGCGCATTGTGCAGTTGCGTGGAAAGGCGGGGTTGTTGGCTGAGTTCTTTAAAGCCAATCCTGGACCCTTGCCAATTTTGTCCATTGGAACCGCCATGGTCGGTGAAAGGAGGTATACATTCAACCTTGATGGTGTTGAGGAAGCACCCCTGGCTGTCCCTTTCATGAAACCATTTGTAGTCGGAGGAGCATATGTTCCGCTCGGCGGCTTACCAGCCCAGATCCAAGCAGCAGAGGGTCGCGTCAAGAAATTCACCGGCAACAGGGTGGATGAGATGCCTGTCAAGTACCTATCCCTCGCGGTTGAGTTTTGTAAGCACGTCTTCCCTGACGAGCACATTCTAGACCCCTGCACTATCGAAGAGGTTCTTTCGCGCCAGTCAAGGCCGAACCAGCAAAATCGCAATGGATCCGCTATTGCTGGAAAACCTGACCCGTTCAAACTCCAAGTCTTCAATAAGCGAGAGACTTACGGGAAACCAACCGATACGAGGATCATCAGTCCTGCACCACCTATAGTCATGTTAGAATGGAGCCAGTACATGTATCCCCTGGCTGACCATTTTGCCCAGTTCACTGACTGTGGCATGCCTGGCTTAAGTGGTGGCAGAAGTTGTCCCTGGTATGCATTCGGAATGAAACCTGCGCAAGTGAATGAAGCCGTTGTGGCCGTCGCTGTGAGCGCAAAGGTAGGCATTTTGGATACGGACGCGAACCGCTTTGACGGCAACGTCAAGCTGGCCCTTCGTGAGTTCGACCAAATGCTGCTCGCCCGTGCATACGCCAAGCGCCACCATGGTGCGCTGTTTAAGGTGCGCCGTAAGACTTTTGGGTTCATTGCCCAAACACCGGGAGGATTTGAATACTGGACAGACACAACACAGTTGTCCGGGTACCCTGACACTGCCGCGTTGAACTCTGCGCGCAGTGCCTTCTTCTCGTATGCCTCGTTGCGGCTGCAGGGACTTTCACCTGCGGAAGCCTTCCAAGGCATGGGTCTTTATGGTGGGGACGATGGTTTCACGGCAGACCTGGATGCCGAAATCTTTCAGAGTGTGGCCCGTGACTTCGGGATGAGCATGGAATGCGTGTTCGTCCCTCGAGGGGAGATGGGTGTGAACTTTTTGGGCCGGTACTATAGCCCAGATGTGTTCACTGGTGACACTAATACCATGATCGACTTTGGTCGCATGATTGTTAAGTTGCACCTCACCGTGGATCCGAACGCCACCCACCCTGCGAAGGCGTGGGGTAAGCTCGCTGAGAAGCTGACGAGCCTTGCTTGCACAGACATGAATACCCCTGTCGTGCAAGAACTTTTGGCTGCAGCTGAGCGTACGGGTCGCTGGAAAAGCCCAACAGCTGAGGAAGCTAGCTTCGTCGTTAATGTCCGAGCACCGTGGATGGACTTCGTCGTTGATCAGGCATGCCTCAAGCTCAGCCTTGACCGCCAGGGACTTTGCGGCTGGCTCGGCCTCGTAACCACAGTGACTCAGTTGCTTAATTGCCCTGGGTTCGGCGAGGTTGAGCTGGTATTGCCAAAGGTTGCGGTCATCATGAACGGAGAGGTCGTTCTGCCCGCGGGTGCTAGTCTCGGGGAGGATGACGTCTTCAAACTGGGGCGTAGTACACACGTCCAGGTTCATGAAAGCAAAGCCAGTGCCAAGGCTGATGCTAAGGCTGCTCGCCCACTATTGGACCCCAAAGGGAAGGAAGAGGCTGATGCGTGTGCACATCCGGTAAGCCTGAGTAAGGCCACTGGTGAGCCTCTCCCTTGCCCATGCCAGTGGGCGGCACCGGGACGTAAGAAGGAGGAGTCTGACGACAGTTACGCGGAACGCCGTGCAGCTTGGGAGGCCAAGCGAGCATTTGCGGCTAAGCGCGCGGGCGTCACCCTCTGAGTACCGGTGTCGGCAATGGCAGTGGAAAGCCTCAACATCTCCCAGACCAACTGGGACACCAAAGGTTGGCTGAAGAATCACCAGGGTGAGCCGGGGGGTCGTGCCCCCAACGACCACGAATCGTTACGACTCAGTGAACCAGCCTTAGGCAATGGACAGCCTAAAAATCTCCCAGACTAACTGGGTTATCAAAAGATGGGTGCCAAGCATGCTGTAGTCATCCATGTGTTTAGCCGGTCGCACCGGTGTCCGAAATCCTTATTGGACATTTATCTGAAACGATGAACAACAACAACAACAGCAATGCACGCAGCGGCTCTGGCCGTAAGCGTCGTCGCAATGCTGCTGGCAGCAATCCTGCACCTGGTGCGCAACCTGCGCAGAAGAAGAGGAAGTCCTCTCGCCAGTCCAGGAAGCGTGCCGCGCGTCGAGGACGTGGAGGAGCTGCCGCAGGTGCTGGCGAGCAAGCTTTTGTTGCCGCCGCCTACGCCACGAGTCAGAGGACCGGGCAGGCTCAAATCTTTCGGAATGGTGTGGACAGTTGTCGCATCATCCACCGGGAGTTGGTCGCTTCGATCACAGGGTCGACAGCGTTCACCGTGGCTCAAGCGCTTGCCCTGAACCCGGGCATGGCTGCCAGCTTTCCGTGGCTTGCAAATGAAGCTGCGGGGTGGGAGAAGTACAAGTTCAACAACTTGAAGTTCTGCTACTACACTCGCACTGGTTCGAATGTGCCTGGCTCCATGATGCTGGCACCGGACTACGACGCATCTGAT